AGCGTCAGCTGCTTCTAATACAGGATTCCACTTTTCCTGTAGTTGTGTTGCATTTAATTCCATTTGATATTCTCCTATTTAGAATTATTTAAGTTTTGACATTGCATCAAGGTACGAAGCCATATCGCTTGTAACTTGTGTGTCATCTTTGGTGTCTTCAGTAATAGCGTCAATTTCTTCAGCTACTACTTCTTTGTCGTCTTTCGTAAGGTAAGACTCTTTAATTGTTGCAACTTTAGATGCAAACTCTTCTAAATCAGCAGCGTCAATAGACTCTGTCAATTCTTTAAGTTTAGCAGCTTCAGTAGCGGCAAGACCTTCACTAGCTTCAGTAACAATTGCAGCCATCTCGAAAGATTTAACTTTCTCTGATAACTCAACATTTGCTGCAGTAGCTGTATTTAGTTGATCCTTAGCATCAGATACTTCTTCAGTTAAAGCGTCAACGATCTCAACTTTATCTTCTGGTACATTGATGTAATGCTCAGTAAACACACCGTGCATAGCATTGATAAATGATTCTGTGATTTCTGATTTTAATCCGTGCTCAATTGCAACTTCGTTATCAGTCATCCAGTTCTCAACTACGTAGTTAAGGTAACCATCAACTTTATCAACTAAATCTTCTTTAATTGCTGTAACTTCTTCAGTCAAATCAGACGCATAACGCTCTTCTAATTGTACTGTTGCTGTTGCAACTTTATTTTGTAAAGCAGCTTCAAAGATTGTACCAGCTTTTGCCTTAAAACCTTCTGATAAAGACTCTTCGCCTTTAACTAAAGCATCAAGATCTTCTTTAAAAGTTTCTTCTTTCTGAACTTTCTTAGCTGATTCTTTCTTCTCAGTTTCTACTTCACCTTCTTCGTCATCACCTTCTTCATCTTCATCTTCATCTTCATATTCCGATTCAACTTTAGCTTTCGCCTTAGCTTTCTCAGCAGCTTCAAAGATTGCATCTAATTCATCTTTATTCATTTCTTGTAAAGATGCATTAATTGCAGATATCGTACGAGCTTCTGTTAAGGGAGCTTCTACTTCTGTATTAGTTTCCTCAACAATAACCTCTTCAGTAATGTCTTTAATTTCTTCATTTGACATATTATTTACTCCTGTTAGAGTTATAGTTTAGAGAGGAAATGTTCAAATCCGCTTACTTCTGAATCTGTATTATCTACAACTTCTTCCGTTACGACTTCCATCATTTCAGTCTCACCTTCTTCAATTTGCTCAGAAACTATATAATGACCTGTATTATCCATAGTCCAATCAACACCTTCCATAATGCCATTTACAAATGCATTAGGTGCTGATGGGTCTTGAACAATATCAACTGTGCTAAGATGAAAATCATCTTTAACATAATTAACGCCATTTTTCATTTCTATGCTTCCCATACCACGACTTGAAACACCAAGTTGAACACCACCTTCAACCAAACCTTTTACAATTTGCCCCATAGGGGTATCTAAAATAAGTGCTTTCCCAATCACATTATTACCGTCCCATTTAAGTTCTGTAATTCTGTGACTAACTTTATCTAAGTTGATTGATGGACCTTCTGGGTGATTTAACTCACCAACGGCCCTACCAGTCATTACTTGTTCATTGTTGTATCTATCTACTGCATTATTAAGAACTTCTCTAGTATAAACTCTACCATTTCGGTTCTTGCCTTCTGCCTGCATAAAGATACCTTCGATATAAGTTTCTTTCTTACCATTCTTTCCTTCGGTAATAGAGTAACCTAATCCTTCATTTGTATACTCTGCTATTAACTTCATGCTAATCCTTCATTTTCCCAGCGTCTATAGCTGTTTCTATATCTTGAACTGCTTTCTTCATCTTGTTGACAGCCTTCTTATCTGTAGCTGCATTACTAAATGCTTTAATTAACCCCTTTAATGAGTTATGATATACATCATAGGCTTTGTCAAAATCATCCAACTTGCCTTCATTAATTGTGTTATATGCTTCATGAATGTTCATACTATTTTCCTATTTTTAACGATGTTGGTAAACCTCTTTCTCTCATATCATCTGATGAGAACCAAGTGGTATACGTTGTGTACCACATATCATCCCATCGTTTATGAATATCTTTAGTGGTGCCAACATATTTGACCTGGGCATAAGCAGTTAGAATATCCTCAAGCGCTTTTACAGCTTTCTTTTCATCAAACTTCTTTTCAATGATTACTTGCATATCATTATATGCTTCTGTTAAGTTCACTACTATACTCCCATTACTTTTAAAAAATCTTTAAGACCCTTTTCAGCATCTTTAAGCGACTTGAATTTATCAAGTTTTTGATCATCTATATACAAGTTAAATTTACTGGTAATCACTGCAGTAGTCTTCTTATCTTTACCTAACTTGGTAAATTCCTTTTCTACAGTTTCACCAGATGGCAACTTCAGTTTCTTTTCGATTATTAAGTTAAATGATTCTTTAAATGTCTTCATCTGCGTCTTTATCAGCAGTGCCATACATTTGGCCAGCCAACTCTTGTTTATGTGTGTCCAATGCTACATTAATTTTATCAGACATCAACCCATTAAACTCGTTGTTGCTGTCCTGCACGTCACCAGTTTGTATGGCGTCAATTAAATTATTTAAATCCATAATATTTTCCTCTGTGTAATATATTTATAAGAATTGATATCTACTCTTCATCAAAATCTTCATCTTCTGAAGGTTCAGCTTCAATTTGTTTATCAATTTCTGCAATCATCTCTTCATCTTGTTTAAGAATGTTCTTTCTAATCCATTCTTTAGAATAGTATGTACCAACATACTCATCTATTATTTGTAATGTTTCAACTCTTTCTTTAAGAATCTCTGCATCTTTAAGCTCTGCATAATAGTTATCTTTAATGAATTCAATATCAAGATCTTCTTTAATACTCTTCCAGTCTGAAGGAACAATAATCTTTTTAAGGATCAATTGTCTCTTTAATACTTCATAGAATAATCCAGAGAACTTAGTACGCACTCTATCAATAAACTTCTGAAACTTCAACTCATCACGAGTAATCTCCGATGAACGCCCAACGTTAAATGCAGATTCTGCCTCTAAACGAGATATAGGGACATTCAGCGACTTATATAATTTCTTTTGGAAGTATATAATATCTTCTACTTCACCTAAGTTTTGACCACCTGGTAATGTAGTAATCTCTGTACCTCTGCCGCCTTCACGACGAGGTAACCAAAAGTCTTCCATCATACTCTTATGATCACGTTGATCTTTTACTTCACCAGTATTTGGATCGTATACAATCTTATTGCGATACTTATTCATCGTGTTGTTTAAGTACTCTTCAGCCTTACCCTTAGGCAAGTTGCCAACATCAATATAGAATATACGACGTTCTGGAGATCTTGAAACACGATAGATAACCAATGAGTCTTCCATCATAGATAACTGATTCAAAGGTTTTAGAGCTTTGTTTAAGTAACCCACAACCTTATCTCTTGTGTCATTCAATAAACCAGAGTTCACTTGAATAATTGCATCTGTAGAGATCTTCAACCCCTCGGAGTTATTAACATGCTCTTGATCTTGATAAAGGTAATACTCACTCACCTCTTGTACTAATTCTGCACCAGTTGAGGGATCTTTTTCCTTAATGATCTCTTTAACCTTACGAATCTTTGTGGGGTCAATTTGAACAAGTTTTTGAATACCATTCGAACCATTCTTGTCAATTATAACATGATGGAATAATCTGCCGTCAATATACCAACGTCTGAATAAGTCGTAACTTGTATCAGAGAAATCTAATAGTTTCAATACAGTTTTAAACTCTTCTTGGATAAGCTTCTTAACATTATCAGCTTGCTCTAAATCGTCAAGGTTTAACTTGATAACTTCACCACCAACTGTAGTAATGGCTTCATTTGTAATATCTTCAATAGCTGCATCTATCTCAGGATAGCTAGATATTGAACGATACTTCATTATTAACTCAGAGTCAGACTTGAATTGGTTACCATCTATATCAGTATACTGACCAAAGTATGCTCCAGACGGAGATATCTGGTAAGCACCGTCTTCATTGTCGGGCACAAACGTGTTAGCTTTAATTTTTTCTTCGGACTTCTTACGTTTAAACGAGAATCCAAATAATTTGTTATCTTCTGCCATAATTTCTTTATGTAAGTATATTACTCTTTTATAATCATTATAGTTATTTATAACGCTTATAAAAGAGTACTCGCAAGAGTACTCTTTATTATACTATATTATGTTGTCGAGTTCGACTCCCAATATTGTACTTGAAGTTCTACAGTGAACTCTTCAATTGTATTCTCAGTGTCATAAGATACTTCAATAGCACCTAAATTAGTTGGGAAACAACCTCTGATGTTGTATGATTTAACTTCAGTTCCATCTTTGTCTAACTGTGCAACGATCATGTCTGACATGTAATCGTTAGGGTTAGTTAAACCAGTGTTAGCGTTATGTTGGTTAATGCCGTTCATCCATTCTTCGAATGCATTACGTACATCAAAACCAGTATCATTAATAACTGTAATAGTCCAAGGTTCGAATGTTCTATCGCCAGCAATTTGTAATTGTCTGCCGCGGAACGGAACCATGATTGGTGATATTACAGAACTTGGTAAAGACGCTGCCTTTACCATAAA